TAGGCGATCCGTCATCATCATCAGAACTTTCATGTATATATAAGTAGTTATCACCATCGCTATCTTTACCTGTAGCCCTAGGTTTTTCAAAGACACCATCATCCATCCATGCTGTTCTTGATAGCTTGCCTATACTCCAAGCACCCTCTAGGTAATTGTAGGTTACATAGCTGTCTATTTCTTCAGAAGAAGATGATACATAGAACCAGCCGACTTCGTTAAATTCTCTATTGGTAAAGGCTAATGTTTTAAATGATTGAGTATTGTTAATGTCATCTAGTACATAGTTAAGTACGCTACATACTAGTCTTTTAACTGATCCTGAGTAAGTATAGAATCCATCTCTAGCCATCCAGTAAACGCCATCGGGTGCATTGACCATGGCATTAGGAGATATAAGACCTACGTTCTCGTTTACTAGGTTTAAACCAAAAGTAAAAGGAGCACCTATAAACTGCATACTATATAAAGCAGTATCAGTCCAAATAAGAATCTCTTGTCTTGATCTTAAGCCGCCAACTATCTGTGATCCAGATGATAGTCTTAAAGAACCAGCAGTATTAGTTGATGTTGGTTCCCAATTTGTAACGCTTTCTTGATCTGAGAATGCTATAAGTAAAGGATCTATAGCACCCGATCTAGCACTACCAACTATAGGATCAGCGCCTAAAACAATAACGTGTCTGTCAATATCACTTACTATGGTTTGTAAGCCTAGTGTTGGCGCAAGATTAGCGCCACTTAAGTCACTAATAGCAACAGCTCTAGCGCTTGTTCCACCAGATTCATCCCAATAATATACTCCACCAGCTCTAGGATTAAATATAAGATCCTCACCAAAGGCATCGTGTGACCAAAGCCTTAGCTGTCCTGTTTGTGATATTGCACTAGCAGATCCCCATGTACCTGAACCCCATGTACCTGCACCCCAACCTGTTGATGGTACATAAACATCTAGCCCTACATTAATTTGATAAGCCGCATCTGCACCTGAGCCACCATTACCTGTATCACTTCCATTGGCTGTTGCTGTTGCTGTAAAAGTAAAAGTATCTGCACTGGGTACAGCAGTTATTTGATATTCTTTGTTTAATACCACGGCAGTTATAGCACCGCCAAGACTTACTGCGCCACTTATAGTAACAAAATCATTTACTACAGCTCCGTGGTCATCATCGGTTGCTGTTATAGTTGTACTACCATTAGTAGCTGCAAAGACTATACCATTGGTTGTTGTAGCTCGTATGGGTGTTACGTCAAAGTAATCTGCACCAGAGTTTACATAGTATTTAAAAGTAGTTCCTAGTCCTATATATTTTGTATAGTCTAAATCAACCCATGCTGTTAAAGCTCTACCTGTTCCCAGATAAGAATCAGTAACTGCTTTAGTCCAACCACCTATTTTTTCTGGCAAACCTTTTCTAAACCTAACTAAATTACCGTCAGACCAACCGCCTTTATCCATAAGATCAGTCATCTCTTTGTTGATGCCTGGAGTAAATTGTAGTTTAGTTAATGGCATGTTAAACCTCGTGCCATTCCTTGCCTTCAAAAAGTAAAGCTTCTGCTTCTCTGCGTCTTATAAGACCTTCTAATACTTTACCATTGGCTTTATTCCAGCGTTTAATTTGATTAGGTACGTCTGTGTAATCCATACCATTTAAAACTTTTAAAAGTGTAGAACTTTTTAGGTTGCCGCCACCCAAATTAAATGTCCATGACACCATTGCATCAAATTGATTTTGATTTAAAGGAACCTTTACATTGTTCATAACATGATCTTCAAATTCAGATATATCTTCTAGCAGTAATTCTTCTGCCCTTGATTTAGATATAGACATGCCTTCTTCTATACCATGTGTAGAGCCGTAACCAATCGTCCAAACTCCTGCCGCGCATTTATAGCTATTTAATTCACAGCCTTCAAACTTTTTAATTAATCCTAATCCTTCTTGTGATATATTCATATACCTACTCCTCTTTATTTGTAGTAACTGTTCTATAATACACAACAACTTCTTTAAGTTCATTTATATATCTCTTTAATTCCTGCATGTTATAAGACATTAGTTCGTAATCAGGTATAGACATAGCTACAAAAACTATTTGACCTTGGTCTTTTTCTACCCTAGCTAAGAACTCTTCTAGGTTTTTATCACTTACTACATACCAATAAGGTTCTTTTAAATCTATCTCCCTAGGCATTATAGGTTGCGCTATAACTCTTTCTATAGGTTTAGCTACAATTTCTATTTGTTTACTTGGTATCAGGCTGCAACTGCAAGCCATCATCAAGACTGTCAATGTTGCGACTATCTTCTTCGATGCTATCAAATACATTTTTAGTTCCTTTGTTAATTTTAGGTTCAAGTAATCCAGGTTTAGCTGCTGCTAACTTTGTTAAGTTGTGGCGTTTAAAGATATCAAGGTACCTTGTCATCTCTTGTTCTATTGCTTGATTGCGTGATTGTATGGCTAGTAAGCCTTGTGTTTGTGTAGCAAAATCATTTTGTAAAGATTCTATAGCATCTTTCTGCGTTGCTACAGCGCCTTCTAATAAAGCATTGTTGGTAGTAAGAGTTTTATTTTCATTGTAGAGGTAATAAGAACTTAATCCTAAAACTAATATAATTGCTATTAGAAATTGTTGCATTACGCTTCCTCAATAATATAATTCAATCCACCTGCACTTTGATATTCTACTATCTTTTTATTTTCATCACGAAATTTTAAGTGTTTTTCTTTTTGCACTATAATTTTTCTTGTAATATATATGCGGTCATCTGAATCACCATACTCTTTATTAAAAGATACAGTAACTTTGTATCTTGTTTCAAAAAACGATATAAAAAATTTTATTTTTTTCCATATCCATTTAAGTTTATTCATTAGACAAGTCTGGATAGAACTATTGATACTAGTATAAAAGGATATACAGCCCAAATCATATTCTCTAGTTTATCAAATCTTCTAGATCCATCTTCTAATCTTCTATCAATGCTTTTATATAAAGCTTTGCATTCTCTTTCATGAGATTCTATTGCATTAAGAGCATCTTTTGCAGTTGCCATGTCTTTTCCTCAGATTGTATATACGTTTAAAGATTTCTCTTTACCTTTAACTTTAATTGCCTTTAATGATTTTAACTTAAAATTACAATTTTTGGCAGTATCTTCACCTATCAAAATATCAACCCCTGCTTCTTTAGTTCCTGATTCAAGACGAGCTGCAATATTTACAGCATCTCCTATAGCAGAGTAGTCAAATCTAGTATCACTGCCCATGTTACCTATCACAGCTTCTCCTGTGTTAACACCAACACCTATAGCAATGGGATGAGATAGCTCATTGTTAAGTTCTTTAATGGCCGCTTGCATTTCAATAGCAGTCTTGACTGCTTTGTTCTGATGATCTTCTAAATCTATTGGCGCATTAAAGATAGCCATGCAAGCATCACCAATAAACTTATCTACCATGCCCCCATTGTTTTGCACGCATTGAACTTGAACTGTTAATGCCTTATTCATAATCTCAGTTACTTCTTCTGGTTGCAATTTTTCAGACAAAGAAGTAAAGCCTCTTACGTCTGTAAATAAAAAGGTAGCATATCTTTTCTCTCCACCAAGTTTTAAAAGCTCTGGATTATTTTGTAATTGTTTAACTTGTCTTGGATCAAGGTAATGTTCAAATTGTTTTTTAATTAATTGACGCAACTTAAATTGTTTTCTAAAGTTTAAATAGAAAGCAATAGCTCCAGTTATGAACTGTGAGATAAAAGTCCAAGAAAAATCTATTAAATAACCCTTTTGAATGCTGAAAAAGCCTGAGAGCGCCGTGGTTAAAAGCAAAACTACAGCAACACTTACGCCCTTAGTTATACCAAGAAAGTTTATTGACAGCCATGTCAGGGTAACGAATATTGAAAAAATTAAAATTTCCAAAGCTAAAGAAAAATCTGGAATATATGGAGAGTTTTCTAAAAGAATTGACTCAGATAATGCTGCTTGTATTTTATGTGGCTCTAATAATCCAGATGGTGTTGCAATTTGTGGCATGATTCCATTAGCAGTGACACCAATAAAAACAAACTTACCTTCTACATCCATTTCTTTTAAATTAGTTTGTGGAGTATCTATCCAAGATATCCATTTACGACCATAGCTATCTACAGGAATTGGAGCTAACCCCTTTATAACTATTTCTTCTAATCCATTATCATTAGTTTTTATAATATAAGTATTAGATCCTGCAAGTATTTTTAATACTTGAGTTCCAAAAGAAGGAGCCCAACCTTCAGGAGTTTTCATAAGCAATGGTATTCTTCTAACCAAGTTATCAATATCTACTGGAGCAGATGCAATACCTTGGGTAGCTTGTTCTTTTAATACATCTACATTCTCTACAATACCAGGTGACATATAACCACCTACATCATTACCCAATACAACTGTACCTGTGGTTGGAGGATATGATCCAGTAGAACTTTCAAACATAGCTAAGACAGTTGGCCCAAGTTCCAACGCTGTTGAGAAGAACTCATCGCCACCAAATCTATCTGGCTCACTAAAAGATACAACCCAACCAATTCCTATAGCGCCTTCAGAAAGAATATCTAGTTGCAGTTGCGCTAAGTCTTTTCTAGGGAATGGCCATCCTCCTCTTTCACGCACATCTTCTTCTGAGATGTTTAAAATAGTAAAGTATCCAGATGGTTCTTGTTCTGCAACTAAAAAATCAAATATCTTAAGCTTAAGTATTTCTGTAGGCGTGCTTTGAAATACCAAAGGCAAACTAAGAAGTAATAATATTGGTAATAATAGTTTATTCACTTTGCGTAATTGTTATATTAGAGTCGCCACCACCGTTTATCTTAACAACATTAGATACTCCGTCTTGAATAATAATTAAAGTATAAGAACCATTACCATTAAGATCTAATCTAACTGAGTCGTTTACTTTTCTTCTAAGACTAATTATATCACCTTGAACTAAGGTAGTTATTTGAGTATCTGGATCTTGTCCTATTCTAGTACCTGTTAAGTTAATACCACCTGCGTCTGCTAATACATCCTCATCTTCTCCTATCGCTAACGAGTCTAGTACATTAAGTAAATCTTCTAAAAAATTAGTATCCAGGTAGTTTATATCTAGCTCGGTAAATTCTAATTCATCTTCGCCTAAGAAATCTTCATCAAGGTAATCAATATCAAGGTCATTGAAATCTAATATATTTGCTTTGGCGTTTTGTGATACCTCTTCGGTAAGCGTTATGTTTTCTTTAGGCGGAGTAACAATAAGCATGTTATCTATAATGTCTAAGGTAAGGTCTAGTATTACAGGCTTACTTGGTTTAGATTCAAAGACGCTGACTGTTGTAGCTTGAAATGGTTTATTCAGCAAGACACTACCCATAGCAGTAACCACTTCTATTTCTCCACTAGATAGGCCTAAAGCGTCTGGTAAAAGTATTATTAATGATCTACCCAATTCATCTACAGTAGCTGTAAAGTCTGTACCTCTTATAGCTATGTTAGCTGTAGGTGTTCTTAAAGATATATTTTGTTTATCTATCTTGCCTAAGTTACCTGTAATGAACCTAGCTGTACCAAGACCAAAGGTAAGGGCCATCTTTGCTTTACTAGGATCAGGATCATAGATGTATTCATCTATAGTTAGTTGTGAGTGTTCGGTTAGCTTTACTGTAGAGTCATCAAGAAAAGTTATAGCCATTCTGCCATTAGTGGTAACAGCTTCATCGTTGCTTTGGATTGCAAAATCTACTTCTGCATTAAGCGGTTTGTCTCTTACAATCTGTGCTGAACCATTAAGTTCAGATATCCCACCAATACTAGCAGCTAGTGCTGGTTCCTTGGTCGTTTTGGATAATGCAAACTGTGGAAGCAGCATTGCCACCAATACTAATAACTTTAAGCCAGTCATTATCTTGTGTACTCAGTTGTTGAATATTGAATGTTCTTTGTCCACCTGTATGATCTAGCCAAAAGTAGCCTCCTGCTGAAGCAGTAACACCTGCACCAGTATAATTAACTGTGTTGTCTGAACCATCTATGTCCATATAGTTTGTAGCACCATCAATATTAATATTTGATACAACTGTATTATTAGAACCCTGGATAATCCAATCTAAATCTAAAGTAGCT